CAGTCCGCTAGGAGAATCAGATATGGGATTGGCAATTGATTCAGAAAAAAGAGTAGCCGCCGCCAAGCTGTTGGAAAACAGCGACGACTTCCGCGATTTTGTAGCCAATACCCTCGAAAACAATATCTGGCTGGGGGACGAACAAAGCAAACACCTGCTGGAAACCTTAATGGCAGAAGACGAACAAGAATTCGTAATGGCCCTGTGCCAAATCGGCTTCATCGTCTACACCGATTACCTCATCGAAACCCGCGACCAGTACAAGCATAAAAACTTTCACTGATGAGCCTCGCTGAACACTTCGTCGCCCTTTTCGTCATGTCCGCCATAACCGCCTACGTCTATTTCTACCTATGAGCGACCGAATAGAAGAACTGCTAGTAAGCGCGGCTATCGTAGTGGCAGTCGTGATTACCGTCATAATGATCACCGTCATGGCGTCGATGTTCTTTATGATCTGATCGCGGACCACGGACCACGGGTTTGGTGTACAAGTGTAGGAAAAAGCACGTACCCTTTTATAGCTACAGTCTATCTACCTATTCAAATAATCTATTTTTAAAGAAAACATCTACACTTCTACACTGATCGCGGCTCACGGGCCTTAATTGCGTCTTCTATATAGTGTTTCCCAGAGAAATAAAAAAATAAAAAAATAAATTAAAAATAGCCGTTACCGGCGTTACCGCGTTACCTTGGCCTACAGGCCGCATAAATACTGGGTTCTGTCGTAACACGGGGGTAACGTGGGTATACAGCACTTATGTTCAAGTTTGTTAATCAAGCCAAACGTATAAGGGATCTCACGATTCAAAAATATTATTTTTATTTTTCTGAGAAATATATATATAGATAGGCGAATTAAGGTATGGTTATCTGAACTTACTCATATACCGAGGTACTTTTGTGACTAAGAAAGCCAAGCGGTACGCCAAGGTGTTGGACACCAAGGCGGCGGCACTACCTGAAGCAAAACGACAGCAAACCAACCGACCCCCGTTAGCGCAAAAACGTTTGAACAGAAGGCAGGAGCTTTTTGTTAGGGAGCTTGTGTCCAAGGATGGTCAGATCACGATGCGCGAGGCGGCCATCAATGCGGGCTATCCTGAACGGTCGGCCCATGTCAGGGCCTCTGAACTCACTAACCCCCGAATCCACCCCCATGTTTGCCGAGCGATCCGTGAATACCGGCAGGAACTGGACGAAAAATATGGCGTGGAATACCAGCGGCACCTGAGAGATCTCCAGATCATTCGTGACGCGGCGTTAGAGCAGGGTGCGTACAGTGCCGCAGTGCAGGCGGAATATCGCCGTGGGCAGGCACAGGGGGACATCTACGTCAATAAGACCGAGGTCCGCCATGGAACCATTGAGCAGATGAGCAAGGAAGAGGTAACGAAAGCCTTGAACGAACTGAAGCAAGCGTATGCCCCCCTGACTCATGATGCGGGAATGGATGACGAAGGCGGCAGGAAGCGGGCGCGCGAACGGTTGGCGGAGGATGTGATCGATGGACATATTGGAAACGAAGGCGAAGCCGAAGAAACAGCGTGAAGCCAGCTTCTGGCAAGCGTTAAAAAAGGCAATCAAAAACAACTGCCCTGATTGGTCGGCCACGCGTTTAGAATCCAGAGCCACGCTGGGTGTGCCGGATGTCCTGATTATGGACGGCAAAGGCAATTGGCACATGGTGGAGTTGAAGACCACGCAGAACATGTCGGTAGACATCTCGCCGCATCAGGTAGCGTTTGCCACCAAACATGCGCGGGGAAGCTGTTGGATTGCGGTAAAGCTTTGCACCGCGACCGGCAGTGAGATCTTCCTGTACCGTGGCGATCGTGCGGTGGACCTGAAAATGGATGGACTGCGCGCTCGACCCACCAAACATTTCAGCAATCCTGTTTCGTATCGAAGTGTTCTCCACACTATTGCAACTATGTGATGTATCCCATACTATGGTTGTAGGCAATGATGCCCTGACAAGCGGAGAACGAACGATGAAAGATTTACTAAAGGCGTACAAGACAGACCTTGAATGGTGGGAGCAGAACGGACAGGATCACTGGAATACCTCCGGCGCTGGCACACCTTGCGTGGATACGGATGATGCAATGCAAAGCTACATCAACGACGTGCAGGTAGCGATTGAAAGGGTTGACGAACTTGGCCTGATGTTTCGGTGCCTGCTTAGGAATTTGCGGCATTTGACGGAGAACGAGAACGCCTACGATGACTCGAAAGGGGACAGTGTGTCTTTCGAGGACTGTGAAGCCATGCTTTCTAATTTGAGGGTTCGGTAATGAGAGAACTAAGATTAGCGGTGTGGACCGTGGTGTGCGGCGAGCGGTGCAGGTGGTTTCCGGATCATGCCTCGGCCAAAGAATTTGCCCGCAATGAGTGGAACAACGAAGAAGACGGTGTGCCTTTTCTCAATTCAAAAACCATTTGGGATGTGGAAGAGGTCTGCGAAATCCTGAACAACGTCGAATCGTTTGCGGACCATGCGCTTTCTCCCGCTCCGGTTCCCGCTGAATCGAGGATATTTGCGGAGTTGTTAAACGGAGCGGGGAAGTGAGGTGCTTTTTATTTTGGGATGGTTTGAAAAACGAATGCGGAAACCCGACTTTGAAGAAAAAACGCAACCGTATTTTCGATATCCGGTGCCGGATCCTTACCACGGTTTTTTTGAAAAGAGGGAAGAGCAAATGCAAACAGTAGGCGAAGCCGCGAAGGCACGTTACGACGGCCTGACGTATGATCATGCCCTGCCGCAGGGTTGGGTAGACGCGTGTTGCGACAAGGGCCTTGATCCGCGTGGCCATTTCGTTTGGCTTTACGACGATTACGTCGGCAGGCCTGCCCCTATCACTGACGACGGGGACCGTATTGTGTCCCTGCTCGCCCGTGATCCGTAGGAGCTAGCACCTACGCCAAGCCGCCTACGGGCGGCTTTTCTTTGGGCACAAAAAACCCCGCCGAAGCGGGGTTGGGTTGAACTCACTTGAGGGGTTTGAGTAGCCCGTTGTCGAAGAGCGCCTTCATCTGTATTTCCCCCAGCTTTTTGCTGGCTTGGTCAGAGGACATTTCGGGGTCTTTTGGTGTTGCGTGGATACCCCCACTCATGTCGCAGATTCGGAAGCTATCCCACACCTCATGATCTAAATAATAGATCACGCATTCAGTGGGGTCATCATACGAACCTTCCTGCCACTCTTCCTTACCGTACTCGTTCCAGCTATCCCACCGTTCCTGTAGCTCTTCTTGATTATCTGCATAATCAAAAAAAGATAGGCGGGTGTTCTCTCGTAAACACGCGTTGCTTAGTGCCTCACGTAAAGATTCCCCCGCGCCCCAACAGTGATTAGCCGCGATTACAACGTAAAGTGATTCTTTCATTGCTGTTCTCCCAAAGTGAACGTAAAAGTTAAAGGTGGAAGGGTTGCCATCCGATAGCGGACTCGCGTCTCGGTGATAGGCCAGCGTTGTTAAAGAACATCGAAGTCGCTAGGACTTGATGAACCCATTATCGCATATCGGTTTTTGTCAACTGAGCAAAACCGCCGGAATCAAGGGTCGTCCCTAGCAACGGCGCGGCTTGGCGGCCCGATAAAAAAAAGGTTGACACTGTAAACGCAGATTCAAACGACCAAAGAAATTTTAAAAAGAGTGGTTGCACGGGGGCGGGGCGTATGCGATAGTTCCCCTGCGGCAATGACGCCGCTTCTTTGGGAGAAGTAATCATGCAACATACAATCGAAAATTCAGACAACACCCTGACCCGCTTGCTTCAACAGGTGCAGGACCAAGCCGCTAGATCTCAGGATTTTCTGGCACCCACAAATCAGCTTCAACTTTCGACGGGTGATCGGGGTGACGGTAGCAAGGTCAGCCAAATCATAATGGAGCAGTCGGGCGGGGCACCCACCCAGATTTTGACCGCGAATGATGTGGCGTTTGACCAGATCAGCCAGAAGGCCGGTATTGATGTCCGGACTGCCCGACGGTTACAGCAGGACTATTCCACTGAATTTGACGGGTTAATCAATGCTATCTGGCAGAAAGAGCCTGCGGTGCGAATGATCCGCACGTTTCAACATTCGGAACATGCGAATCTGGGAACCGCTCGCGCTATGGTTTCAGATAAGTTTAAGACGTTCGACAATGTCCACCTGTTGCAGTCAGCCCTTCCCGAATTGCTGGAAAGCGATGCACAGTGGAAAGTGGTCAACGGTCAGGTGACTGACAAGCGTTTGTACCTGCGCCTTAAATCTGAAGTGATCACGGGGGAAGGCGCGGCAGTTGGCGATATCATGGCGCTTGGGATTGGTATGTCTAACAGCGAAGTGGGTTGCGGAAGCGTGAACGTGTTCCAAATGTTTTGGACGCTAGCCTGCCTCAATGGAATGCAGACCGAAAAGCGGACTCGCAAGTCTCATATCACTGGGGCGCGCGGTGACGCTGATACGTGGGGCCTACTGACTGATGAAGCGAAGGATGCGGATAATCACGCGCTGGCATTGCAAATGCGGGATGTCACTGCCGCTTACGCTAGCCGTGAATCGTTCGATGAGGTACTGGAAAAAATGAAAGCCGCGCACGATGATAAGGTGCAAGGCTCGGCACAATCGGCAGTCGAGGCCATGGGCAAAGTGCTGGCGCTGACCAAAAAGGATACCGCCAGCCTAATGGACGGCTTGCTCGCCACTATCGGGCAAGCGGGGTATGCCGGTCAGCCAGTA